ACGGGAGCCGCTTTTAGTATTACAGCAGGCTACTGGTATTCCCCTGCTTTCTGTATTTATGGAAATGCTGACAATATGTCTTACAATATGGGCAATGGATATTTTCGAACAAATGCTGTAACATCAGCAGGAACGCCAGGATCAACTCCAGGGACTTTTGAATATGATGTCCCGACTGGGTATGAACCATGGTCAACAAAAGGAATTAATAAATAATGGCTTATTCTACAATCTCAAAATCATCAGCGTATATGAATCCTAAAACTTATACAGGTAATTCATCAACACAATCAATAACAGGGGTCGGGTTTCAACCGGATTTTACTTGGATTAAGAATAGAAATGATGGAAGTAATCAATCTCATGTTTTATTTGATGCTGTAAGAGGAGCTACCAAATATATTCAAAGTAATAGTAGTGCAGCGGAAGGAACAGAAGCTGCTGGTCTAACTGCTTTTGGAGCAGATGGTTTTACAGTTGGTAATACTGTTACTGTAAATACAGCATTTAATTATATAGCTTGGAATTGGAAAGCTAATGGAAGTGGTTCATCAAATGGCGATGGTAGTATAACAGCAACAGTTTCAGCTAACACTGCTTCTGGATTTAGCATTGTTAAATATACAGGAGATGGAAGTGCAGCAACAGTAGGACATGGATTGGGAGTTGCTCCAAAATTTGTAATAACAAAAGCATTAAATGATGGAAGAAGCTGGTTAACTTACAACTCAATAGATGGTGCAACAAAAGGAACAGACTTAAACTCTGCTAGTGCTCCCTCTACAAGTAGTGCATTTTGGAATGACACAGCACCTACAACTTCAGTAGTTTCTTTGGGTGGTAGTGTTCAAACAAGTGGTTCATATGATTATATTATGTACTGCTTCGCAGACATAGATGGATTTAGTAAAATAGGTTCATACACCGGAAACGCAAATGCTGCGGGACCATTTATTTATACCGGATTTAAACCAGCTTTTGTTTTAATTAAAAGTGTTTCTAGTACAGATTGGAATATGTATGATAGGGATAGATTAGGATATAATAATGGAAATTCAGGTCTATTTGCTAATTTAAGTAATGCTGAAGATAGTGAGTATGCAAGAATACAGTTGTTAAGTAATGGATTTAAAATTACAACAACAAATGCACAAGTTAATAATGATAATACAGTACATGTTTATCTGGCATTTGGCCAACCCATCGTTTCAACTAATGGCGACATAGCCACTGCGAGGTAGTCAGTGTTATTAGGTATTAATGCATTTGCTGAAGCTCCATTTTCAGCTACGAATTTAGATCTCGGTAATGTAAATGTTGTTGTAACAGGTAATCAACTTACAATTAGTATTGGTAATGTTGATATTGCTGCAACATCTATTATTGAATTTGTTAATGGTGATGATTTAAATGTTAATATTGGAACAGTCACTATTACAGGAGATGCAAGTTTTGAATTAACAGGTAGTCCATTAACCGTTGGAAATGGAACGGTGACCGTTACTGCTGGAGCGACGGCAGATGTAACTGGAAACCCTCAAACGTTAACGACAGGCACAGTAACGATTACAGCTGATGCTAGTGTTAGCCCAACAGGAACACCAATTACCTTGGCAAGTGGTACAATAAATGCTATAGTTTGGCAAAACATTGATCCAGATGCTACAGGTGTTTGGACACCAATAGATACGGATTTATAATATGGCTTCAACATACTCAAATGATATCTCATTAGAAAAAATAACAACTGGTGAAAAAGCTGGTTTATGGGGTACAATCACTAATACTAATCTAGAAATTTTAGAACAAGCAGCTACAGGATACACAACTGTAGATATGGCTTCAGGTAATGTTACTTTAAGTTTAGCTGATGGTACGACAGCTAACGGTAAAAATTTATATTTAAAATTAACAGGTACACTAGCGGGGGATAGAACTTTAACTATGCCTGCGACGACAACAGGCGGAACAGCAACTAGAGTTTTTATTATTGAAGATGCAACTGTAAGAGGCACATCAAATAGAACTTTAAGTGTATTAACAGCAGGATCAAGTTCTTCTGTTAAAGTTCCTGTAGGAGCAAAACTTTTATTAGTATCAGATGGTACTGACACTACACTTGGTATTATGCAGAAAGCATATTATGCGATTGATGATACCTATGCACCTTATTTAGCAGTTGCTGGGGACCAATTAATTTGTAGTACAAACACTAACCCATTTACAGTTAACTTACCGGCATCACCTAGTGTTGGTGATGAAGTAACTATTATAGATGCGTTAGCTACATTTAGTTCTAACAATTTAACAATTAATCCAAACGGTTCTAACCTTAATAGCGCAGCAGGTAATTTAATTTTAAGTACTGCTGGTCAGGCTATCACACTAGTCTATCTTAATACTACTAGAGGTTGGACTTACAAGAATACCTAGGAGCTAACTCATGGCTCTAACTCAAATTAAATTTGCGCCAGGAATTGACAAACAGGATACTTCTGTTGGTGCTGTTGGACGTTGGACTGATTCTGATAATGTAAGATTTAGATATGGCTTACCTGAAAAAATAGGTGGTTGGTCTTCTCTTCTAACAGATACAATTGTTGGTGTAACAAGAAAGATGTTTCCTTTTGTAGATAATGATGGAAACAGATATGTAGCCGTCGGTACAGATAAATTTTTACTTTTATATTTTGAAGGTCAACTATTTGATATTACACCTTTTAGATCTGATAACGCTGGAACTCAAATTCAATTTTTAACTTCTAGTATTGCCACTACAAATGCTTCAACAACTATAACCGTTACAACTAAAAATGGTGGAGCACCTGTTTCTCATGGATTATCTGCGGGTGATATGGTTGTCTTTAATAATTTTGCGGCAGGTTCAAGTGGAATTACTGCATCAGATTTAGAAGATAAAATTGTACAAGTTATTTCAGTACCAAGTTTAACTACATTTACAGCAACAATACCAAACGCAGCTAGCGCTACTTCATCTGATGGAACAGTTGATATTCAACCTTATGAAGTTGTTGGTCCGGCTGAACAAGAGTATGGTTATGGTTTTGGTATTTCTACTTTTGGTGGTGTAGTAACAGGTGGATCAGATACGGGTTGGGGAATTGCAGTAGCAGCTTCAACACAAACTCTAGAACCAGGACTTTGGTCTTTTGATTCTTTTGGTGAAGTTTTAATTGCTACAGTTGGAAATGGTAAAACCTTTACTTGGAATGGAGGAGCAACAGATCCTACATCACAAAGAGCATCAGTATCCACACCAAGTACAGATGGAAGTTTAACAGGCGTTAATTCTCCTTTTGCCACTTTAATTGGTACTAACAGTGATGGAGCAGCAGTAGGTAATCCTACTAAATCTAGATTAACTTTAGTCTCACCAACTACAAGACACTTAATACATTTTGGAACAGAAGAAACAATTGGAACTCCATCAAGTCAAGATGATTTGTTAATTAGATTTTCTGATTCAGAAGAACTAAACAAATTTACTACACTAGCTACAAACACAGCCGGCTCTTTTAGATTACAAGACGGAACTAAAATTGTATCTGCGTTAGTTGCTAAAGAAACAATTCTTATTTGGACAGACAATGCTTTGTATACCATGAAGTTTGTTGGAGCTCCTTTTACATTTGGATTTGAACAAGTAGGTACCAACTGTGGATTAATTGGTAAGAACGCAGTTACAGAAATAGATGGTGTTGCTTATTGGATGAGTAACAATGGTTTCTTTGGTTTTGATGGTACCGTTAAAACACTAGCATGTTCTGTGGAAGATTATGTATTTGATAATATTGATACAACTAAAGGACAACAAATTTGTGCTGGTCTAAATAATTTATTTACCGAAGTAACTTGGTGGTATCCAACATCAGGATCAGATTTTAATAATAGATATGTAAGTTATAATTACGGATTAACGAATGACCAAGTTCCTATGGGTAATTGGTATACAGGAGTTAATACCAATGCAATTAGAACAAGTTGGATTGATTCTCTAGTTTATCCATTACCTTACGCTACATCATACTCTGCAAGTGGTGCAGGAACTTTTCCTGCTGTTGTAGGTTTAACAGGTTTAGGCAATACTACATTATTTGAGCACGAAACGGGGACCGATCAAATCAACCCTGATGGTTCTACTACAGCTTTAACTTCTTTTATTCAATCTTATGACTTCTCTTTACAAACCGATCAAGGTTCAGCTGAATACTTTTTAGCTATGAGAAGATTTTTACCTAACTTTAAAACATTAACAGGTAACGCAAATGTTACTATTTCAGTAGCTGATTATCCAGCCGATCCAAATACTAATACCACTTTAAGTCCCTTTACAATTACATCAACTACTACTAAAGTAGATACTAGAGCACGCGGTAGATATGCTGCGGTTAAAATAGAAAACACAGGAGCAGGTGAAGCGTGGAGATTTGGAACGTTTCAAGCTGACCTACAACCAGACGGGAGAAGATAATGCCTAAAATAAATATAAGAATTCCAGAACCTAAAGAAGAATACGAAGTAGATAACCAAAGACAAATTAACAGATCAATTGCAGTTATTGTAGAACAATTAAATTCTACATTCTTAACCGAACAAAAAGAAAATCAAGAAAGGTTTATGTGGTTCTATGGCTAATATTTACAAAAATGAAAAAGTAAGTTTAACAACAACAGCACTAACTGTACTATATACAGTACCATCAAATTCACGTTCTATTGTTAAATCACTTAACGTAGCAGAAGATGCAGGTGCTACAGCGGTTGTTAAAGTTACTTTAGTTAATGCAGGAGGCACTAGTTTTGTAGTTGATAATGATGTGGATTTATCTGCTAATCAAACAGAACAAGTATTAACAGAACCTTTAGTTATGGAAGAGAGTGAAGTATTAAAGGTTGAATGTACAAGTGGTGCAGTTGATGTAGTTGCATCTATATTAGAAATGAACAGAGAGGATAGATAGTGCCATTTACAGAACAAAAAGCTAGTATAAGATATGAGATGATTAACGGTAGTAGAACACCCGTTTTAACACCTGAAACAGAAGTTACTTTAACTAACATGAAAACAGGTCAAGAGTACTTCTCCGACGCAGAAGCGTTGGCAGATGTACAAAATAAAGATACAGACACTAAAGCAGAAGATATTCGAAGAGACGTGAAAATCATTGTAGAACACGTGCCTTTGGGTAATGAGACAAAATTATAATTGATTGACTGGAGGCATAAAAACAAGTAAAATATAAGATTACTGGCTATAACAAGACTAGCCCACTTGCATTTCACTTAAATAAC